GGTCGAAACTGGCGAACAGGTTTACGGACAGCAGGATTATTCGGACTTCACGGAAGCCTACACCAATTCTTCTGAAGAACACGCAATCACAATCGGGGCGGGACAGTGGTACGCAACCGAAGCACAAACGCTTTTGAAACGGATTCATGACGCAGATACGGCACAATGGGACAGACTGGACAGTATCGGATTATGGGAGCAGGTGCAGGAGGCAGACTGGTCTTGTTTTAACATTTCCAGAAACAGCCAGTTTGCAAATTTAATCGTACGGCTCATATCGTCCAAAACCGGTGTTAAATGCCAAGATAGCCTTATGGACGAACAATTAGCCACCTATGTAGATGAAGCCTTTAAACAGGGCGTTACGGACGCTAGAGGACAAGCTATGTGTGTGAACTTTAGGCATCAAGGTGGACTATGGGCAGTAACGAGGATTCTGGCAAAGACTAAGAAACCATATACACTCGACAATCTCTATGCAGCCTGCCAGACCGATACAGGGAACCAGGTCGGGGCATATAAGAGTAGACAGAAGTTTGTTTATAACGCATTAAAGACATATTTTCCAGAAAGTGGGGAAACAGGTATGAACGCAATTGACAAATTAATCCAGATCGCAAAGAATGAAATTGGATATCTCGAAAAGGCAAGCAATAGCCAACTTGATAGCAAGACGGCAAACGCCGGAGAAAATAATTATACAAAATACTGGAGAGATGTAAAGCCATCTTATCAAGGACAGCCATGGTGTGCCGGCTTTGTGAGTTGGTGCTTCATGAAAGCTTTTGGACAGGAGAAAGCAAAGGAACTCTTAAAACACTGGCCTTATGTGTACTGTCCGACACTTGGCAATCTGTTTACAAAGAATGCTAATCCAAAGATTGGTGATATCGTAATCTTTTACCGTAACGGAACATTTACTCATACCGGTATAGTAACAGCCGTGATTGGAGACAGGTTCTATACTATCGAGGGAAATACTTCTGGTGCATCTGGAATTATTGCAAATGGTGGCGGTGTCTGCGCAAAGAGTTATCTTAACAGTCAGATGCCTGGAACAAAATTCTGCACTCCAAACTACAGTTTAGTCAAAGATACAACGCCAGTTTCAGACTCGGATACAGTCAAAAAACAGAACACCAGAGCCTACATTGCACAGATTAAAAAAGATACAAAATGTTATGCAAAATCAAACAAAAATAGCCCATCTAAACTGTTTCCAAAGCTGAAAAAAGGTGCAGTTGTAGAGGTAATGAAGTACACAGAAACTGACAGTTCGGGATTGAAATGGTATTTTGTCAGAATCCCATATCCGAACGACGAGGGATTCGTGTTTGAGTTTGTACCAAAAGGTGTATTTACCAGAATTTCAGAAATTCATAAATAAAAATTCCCGGGGATAGTACCCCCGGGAATCATGCTTCTTATAACATATTGTATCATTTCGTTTTATAAATCCTATTAGTTCGTTGGACACACGTTAGTCACAAACAAAAAAATCGTTTCCTAATTAAATATCCTCTAAAGTACTGTATTTAAAGGACTTTCTGACATTTGCATAGTTCTAATTAATATCCTGATTGAATACAATTAGAATAATGAAAATAAAATGAGTGAATTCCTTGTAAAATCGCTGAAAATGTTGATTTTACAAGGGTTTCACGCGTTTTTATGTTCTGAATTGTGATGAATAAAATTGATAAAATAAGATTCCGTTAGTCACAGTTAGTCACAAATGGGACTTTTATTTTCTCAATCTCTGTACGGAGTTCTTCCAATGTCCGGTGACCGTAAACGGCATTTGTAACATCACCGCCGAATGAATGGCCGAGCATTCTCTTACGATCGTTCTCCCGGACGCCGTATTTTTCGCACAGCGCAGAAAAGGTGTGTCGGCAGTCATGCGGCGTGTGTTTCGGATTACCGACGATTCCTAAGCGTTCCAGTGTAGGATAGAACAGCGCTTTTCTGTGATGCTGCTGAGTATATACGCATAGTTTTCCATCTTGTGTCAGCACTTTCTGTTCGACAAAATGGTATATAGCGGGATGTATCGGGACAATTCTGTTTTTACCGGCTTTTGTTTTGATGCCGCCTTGAAAGTATCCTTCTTCTAAGTTGGTTGTAAGTTTTAACACTTCACCGATTCTCCAGCCGGAGTAACACATAATAAGAATGAGCTGCACTTCTGGATCGTTGGCATTATTCCACAGCACTTGCATTTCCTGATCAGAAAAGGGAGTTCCATGTTCGGTGTCATTATCAGCATTGACATGGACATATAACGCCTTGTTTTCCGTTACAATTTCTGAGTAAACGGCATATTTATACATCTGCTTGAACAGTGTAAGAATTGCCATAAGACTCTGACGCTTTAACGGGCAGTCATCAATTACCTTTTGCAGATCAGGCGCTTTTAAATCCTCAAAGATACGGTTATACAAAGCTGTGCAATTTGAGTAAGCGGTCTGGTAAGCTATCTTTGAACTATAAGAAAGTTTTGAACCCTCCGGAAACTTCCATACGTAAAACTTCTCATATACCTCTGAGAACGTCAATTTCTTGATTTCCGGGTGTTTATCCTCGACACCCTTGATTGTATTGTAGTCAGCAATCAAGCGGCTTATAAGAGCATCTATGTCGGTTGTAGGGGATACCTCAAGATCCCGTTCCATCCCGGGTTGATACGTGCCGGCTTTGTATGCGGTCAGTACAGTAAATCCTTTAATCCAGTCGTCTACGTAGCAGATCGCGGGCGGTCGAACTGCTTTCCCTGTTGCGTCCAGTGTAGCTGGCGGATGTACCGCAAAACAATTTCTCCGGTTCTTGCCAAGATACCGGATAGAGCCAAAGTTATTCGGCAATTTTGGATATTTCTTTCTTTTCTTCGCCATTTTTATTCCTCTTTTCTTTATAGCTGTTTTAGGTATAAAAATAACAGCCGAACAAATTTTCTGTCTTGTTCGACTGCTCCGAAGATGATACAATATGTTTTGACCAGAGTATAGCATCTCTTCGGAGATGTATAAACGCCGTCCCGGTACGCCAATGCCGGGGCGGTTTTTTATTTTATTCTATTTCTTCAATGTCAAGAGAATATCCAAGAACTTCTCCAACGTCTGTGCATTTTCCTTTTAAAGTAACGGTGTCTCCCTTTGACATGGATGCTATTTTGGATTTTTGGTCGTCGTTTTTGATATAACACTGGACTCCGATAATCTCAAAATCTCCATCAGCCATAAGGTCAATATATTTTCCGGCTGCATCAATGTTGCTGAGCTTTCCGGTGATCTCAAGATATTTGCCTTTGTATTTATCAGATGCACCCATTGCATTGCTGTCAAGATCGGACATCATATCATTGACTGATACGGCTGTGTATTCAATTGGTGTAGGCGTATCAACTTCTTTTGCAGATTCCGTCTTTGCAGATGTGCTGGAAGAAGACGTAGTGTTTGAATCCGAATTTCCACCAACGGCACCGATAACGCCAATGGCAACAACTGCTAAAACTACCCATTTAAGTTTTCCACCTTTTTTCTTACCCATATAATTGCTCCTCCTAATAGCTTTATTCGCCACGCTTCGCACTTTTCATGCGGATTATGTATTTTGCACCGCTGATTTTGCAATATTATGTAAAGTACGGTTATTCGTGGTATTTTTATTTTATCATTTTGAGAACGCGTTGTAAAGATTTAGAATGAAATAGAGTGATTTAGATGAAAAAGAAATGTTTTTTTCTATAAAATAGTGAGAGTTCATGTATATCATTGGCAGTTGCCAAGAGTCGGAATTGATGATATAATAGCAAAAACGAACGAATGTTCGGTTCTATTTCCCACAGCCGAACATATACTGTAGTGTAGGCGGTAGTTGTGACAGGGAGGGCTATTATGGATTATAAGAAAGAGATTATTGAAATGATACAGAAAATACATAGTGAATCAATGATAAAATTTATTTACGGGTGCGTAAAAAGGGCTTATAAGGAAGAAAGGGCAGGAAAATGATTCCTACCCTTGTGCTTTAGAAAATAAACTTCTCAAAAAAATCACATAACAAATCTTTTTTATCGGGCGGCAGGTTATCGTATTCAAGAATGATTCTTTTGAAACGGGGGTCTGACTGCTCGATTTTTGTAACTACATCTCCAAATTCAATATCAGGGTCTTGATTCTCTTTTAAATCTGTCAAATCTGACATTCTTATTCGGAAATAATCGGCTAAGGCTCTAATCTTTCCAGTTCCTGGCATCGAATTACCTTTGCACCACATATTAAATGTAGATGCGTTTGTTCCAATGGCTTCAGCAATTTCCTTTTGCTGTTTCCCACTTCTTGAAATGTACTTATTAAGATTATTCGAGAAGATCTTTTTCTGCTCTTCAGTTGTCATGGTTGTCATGATTCTTTTCCTCCTTACATTTTGTATTGTACATCATATTTATAAAAAATTCAATAGTTAATTCAATTATTTTGAATTTTGGTGTTGACAATTCAATACAGTTGAATTATAATAATCTCAGAAGTTAAGAAAGGAGATGAGCAAATGCCAAAAATTTCATTAGAAGCTGTTCGAGTGAACGCAGGATGTAATCAGAAAGAATGGGCTGAAATATTCGGTATTTCCAATGCAACTGTAGTTAATTGGGAAAAAGGAAAAACAGAGCCGACATTATCACAGCTCAGAAAAATGAGTGAGCTTTCTGGAATTCCTATGGACTTTATTTTTGTGCCAAATAACTTCAATTAAATTGAATTAGAAGGGGGCAGTTAATAATTGAACAAATCAGATATTCAGTATCTTTTTGATTACGTAAGGGATTTGCAGAGACAGGTAAATCAGTTAAAAGTGGCAGTCCTTACCGGGAAAACAAATGGATTAGAGCTTCCGAATCCTATCTATCTGGAACCCGGCAAAAGAATACCACTCGGACATCTTGCAGACGATCTACTTGATACAGAATTTCAAAATTGTGGAAACGATACTTGTGATAAGAGCAATGAATGAGATCGCAGTAGTCACTTTAAAACGGTAAGTATCTTCTCTATATATTTTCATTTCAACTTCACCGTCTTGAGTGACCACATAGCCTTCATATCCACGCACAGGTTGCTTACGTAAGAATCCTTTAGATGCTAAGTATCTATACATTTCGTGATTCTCGGTATCTTGTGCAGTGGTTCCGTTATTTTTAAGAACGGACTTCATTAGCCGATATTGTTTCCCAGTTATCATTTAATCACCTCCCATCTATAGGGAGTATATCACAAGAAAGGAACATAAAATGAGTGAAGTCGATACTTACATCAAAGAAAATGCAGAAGTTCATCAGTTCGCCGCAGAGGTTGCGAGAATCATATCTGGTATCCCACAGATGCCAGAGTTCTCAAACGAGCGTCTGACAGTATCAGACGTGAGCAAGATGACAGGCATTCCTACACCATCTGTCAGAGCAGGAATCATCTACGGGTGGTTGCCTATCGGCACGGCGTATCGTGGGAATAAAGTGATTCACGACAGAAAAGGTTCTGGAAGAATAGAATTTGTTATCTCTCCAAGAAAGCTCTGGGAAGAAACAGGATATGTCTGGAGAGGGAAAGAAGCATTAAAGTGATAGTGCCCCGGCGGTGAAGCACCACCAACCGGAGCGTTGCACCAACTAAACCACACTTAGTAGGTACAGGTTAATTATAACTTCGTATCTGCTAATTGTAAATACCAAAAAAGGAGAAATTAGCACGATATGAGCAGAAATAGCACAAATAAATGTGAAAACGTTCCGACATGGGACGAACTTGAGTTCATTCTTGCGACAGAAATTGTCGAAGAAAGTAGAAAAAAAGCAAGAAAATGGTTTATTGCATGGTTGGTCACAACTGCCGCACTGGTAGCCAGCAACCTTGCATGGATTATGGGAGAAATGAAATGAAAGAGTATGCGCTGATTGCTGTTTGTATGCTTGCCGGGAAATATGTGGACATACCTATTTGGCTGAACATCTTTTTTGGTATCTCGGCAGCATGGGCAGTACGCCAGATGAAAGTAGACTGGCAATAGGAAATAAGGAGGATAAGAAGATGTTCGAGAAAGAGATTGATGAAATTTACGAACTCTGTAAAAGAGTTGTGAACGAAGTTCCGACAGCAAATATCACCTTTGATTTTTCAGGCTACGGTTTGGGAGTAAGAGGGGTTAAAAGGGAAGAAGATGTTCTCCTTCTCAAAGACAAATTTGAATGGGATTTGTACCAAAACGTATCTTTTAACCCATTTTATGAGAAGGAAAGTCGTGAAAGCCTCAGAATAATCAAAGCTTTCTTGTTAGAACTTCTGATAGATGGGAAGTGTCCAAATGAGTAAACAGATAGCAATTATGAAACTTCTTCCCAGTCTGGAGATAGCAGGATGTATTAATGAACTGCTCAGAGAGCTTCAATCCAGAGGTGATTACATTCTGGATTATGAAAACTGCGACATGTCTCTGGATCATGTGGAATACCACAAAGCCGAAGATATCGACGGAGAGAAGTTCGGAGATGCATCAGATAACCTTTATTGCTTTTTTAAGGCGGTGTAAGTATGGATGAACGCATTCAGGAAGTGTTGAGATTAATCGACATACAACTTGCCACAGTCCCGGATAATCCCATTGAAGAATCATACAAGGCAAGAACATTGGCGAACTATGTACAGGCTCTAAATGGGCTTTTAACGACTCAGAAATCGTATAAGGAGGAAAGTATCAATGGATAAGAGAAAGATTGTCAGAATGCTTTTAGAAGCAGAAGATTCAGCTATGAAAGCCTATAATGAATTTTCTTCAAGAAAGAATTTTACAGTTAGTAATGTTTACAATGGAATAAAAATCGAGCTTTCATTTTGTCCTGAAAATTGTAGAGAAGATGAAGATTTTGAGGAAGTGCCAGTAATATGTGATATCAGCCCCAAAATCAGCAAAACAATAATAGAAATAATTGGCATGAAGATAACATTGGAAAATGAAGAGAAATACAATGATTTAGTTTATTTTGGTTCAGAAATGAATATGGGCGAACGCTTAGATGCGTTATTCGCTTTATCAGAAGAGGAGGACGCTAATGAGCGAATTTGAAATCCGTATTCCGGCAAGGAAGAAGCAACCGGCAACCGATAAGGATAACCCGGTTGTGAAAGTATCAACAGGTGCTTACAATGCACTGGTTGAAATCTATAACGAATCAACCTTATCAATGAAAGATATTGCAAGCTTGCTGATTATTGAGGGCAGCAAACATGTGGTTTATGACAAGGAGGAATAGAAGTGAATATATATGAGAAGTTAGGGATTATTCAGTCAAAACTGAGAGCCCCTAAAAGGCAGTACAATTCCTTCGGGAAATACAAATACAGGAGCTGTGAGGATATTCTGGAAGCTGTAAAGCCACTTCTGGCAGAAACAAAGACTGTGTTAAGTGTCACAGATCGGATGGAAGTTGTCGGAGACAGAATATATGTCAGAGCAGAAGCTCATCTGAACGACTGCGAAGATACCGGCGAGATTACAACCGTTGCTTATGCAAGGGAAGAAGAGTCTAAGAAAGGCATGGATTCTTCACAGGTGACAGGTGCAGCTTCATCTTATGCCAGAAAATACGCTTTGAATGGACTGTTCTGCATTGATGATAACAAAGACAGTGATTCCACTAATACAGGAGAGAAAGAAAAAACGTCCGGCAGGAAAGCAGAATCGGCAAAAGAAACCGAGATGATTAGTTCCGAGACTACTATGTCAATTAAAAATATTATTGACAAGTACCCGGAAGCTAAGCTTTTGGAACAGATTAAAACTCGTTTTAAGGTAAACGATATTAAGTCTCTTACCAAGGAAAAGGGTCAGAAATGTCTGAAGATGTTAATTGACTATGACAAACAGCATACAGAAAAAGGAGCAACAGCATGAATAAAGTAATTCTTACAGGAAGATTTACACGTGATCCAGAAATCAAGTACACCAATGATGGAACATCTATTGCAAGGTTTTCTATTGCAGTAAACAGAAGATTCGTGAAAGAGGGTTCTGATCAGAAAGCAGATTTTCTGAATTGTATCGCTTTCGGAAAGTCGGCAGAATTTATCGAGAAATATTTTTCTAAAGGAATGAAAGCGGACTTATCTGGAAGAATCCAGACCGGCAGTTACACCAATCGTGACGGACAGAAGGTGTACACAACGGACATTGTTGTGGAAGAAATTGAGTTTGGTGAAAGCAAAGGTTCTAATCAGAGTCAGCAGAAGTCAGAGACGCCACATCCAGAAACAGACCCAGACGGATTTATGAGCATTCCAGATGGAATTGACGAGGAGATGCCGTTCGCATGATACAAATTGACAGTAGAGAACATCAAAAAGTTATTGATGGCATTAAGAAAGCATTTGATGCAGCAGGAGAAAAATGGTTTGTGTCGAAGCTCTATGTTGGGGATTACATGAATTATGACAACCCTCGACTGGTTGTTGACCGAAAGCAAAATCTCTCTGAATTATGTGGCAATGTGTGCCAGCAGCATGAAAGATTTCGTGCCGAGATCATCCGGGCAAACGAAGCAGGAATAAAACTTGTGTTCCTGTGTGAGCACGGAAAAGGAATTGAAAAACTGGATGATGTTCTCTGGTGGGAGAATTCCCGGGCAAAGAAAAGAGTTAAAAAGAATGGTATCTGGGTAGAACAGGAACAGAAAGTTATGCATGGAGATGTCCTATATAAGATTCTTTGCACGATGCAGCGCAAGTATGGTGTTGAATTTCTGTTTTGCGACAAGAAAGACACCGGCAAAAGAATTTTGGAGATTCTGTCAAATGGATAAAGAAACAATTAAACAGCAGAATAGCATGAGGGACGTTCTGAACAGATATGGCATGGTTCCAAACAGAGCAGGATTTATAAAGTGCCCTTTTCATAGTGGTGACCGTACTGCATCCATGAAAATCTACAAAGACAGCTATTATTGTTTCGGTTGTGGTGCAACAGGTGACATATTTACATTCGTCCAGAACATGGATAATTGCGATTTTAAGACAGCTTTTACCGTACTTGGGGGAACTTACCAGAAGCCAAATTTCTCTTCCAGAATGGCAATATATCACCATCAGAAGCAGATGGAAATGCGGCAGAAGGAAGAACAGAAGAAAAAGGTTGAGCTGCAAGAATGCTTGTCTGATATAGATTTCTACCGGGCTATCCTTGACAGGGTGAAACCATTGTCTGACGGATGGTGTGAGGCGTGGAACAGGTTACAACTTGAACTATATCACCATGGATTCATAACAGGGCTGGAAGAAGGTGATTAAAAGTGGAAATGATAAACAAGCTTACGAAGGATTCTATTCTGGACGAAGAAGTGTTTGACAAGATATTCAGTCAGGAAGACGAGATATACAAGGCACGTCTTACGCTGACTCTTCTGGACAGAGCCAAGGAGCTTGGCGTAAAGAAAAAATTTGAGGATTTGCTTAAAGCTTACACAAAAGTACAGAAGCAGATGATTAAGGAAGAGAAAAGCAATAGGACGTTGTCTATGCTGGACCAGTGGACTAATTTCTCTGATTGTGAATATGACAGAATGAAATGTCTCAACTGGGTGGCGGATGATGATGGAATCAGAATATCAAATACAAATCCAGGATCGCCGGACATTATAGCCTGTTATCATCCTATACTTCCGATTGAACGAATGAAGAATCTGGAGACCGGAGAAGAACAGATAAAGTTAATCTATAAGAGGAATAATAAATGGTCCGAGGTTATTGTGCCGAAAACCATGGTTGCATCATCTACTAAAATCGTTGGATTATCTGCACTTGGGATTTCAGTAACTTCAGAGAATGCGAAGTTTCTTGTACGGTATCTGTCAGACGTTGAGAATGCAAATGACGATTATATCAACATTCAGTATTCCTCTAGCAAAATCGGGTGGATCAGGGATTATTTTCTTCCATATGACAAGGATATTGTGTTCGATGGAGATATGCGGTTCCGACAACTGTATGAAAGTATCAGTGTAGGCGGCAGCAGAACAGAATGGTATGAACACGTGAAGAAGGTTCGTGCTACTGGAAGAATAGAGCCCAAAATCATGTTAGCTGCAAGCTTCGCCAGTATTCTGATCAAACTGGTCGGTGCCCTTCCATTTTTTGTAGACCTCTGGGGAGAAACTGAGGGTGGTAAGACCGTAACACTTATGTTAGGAGCTTCCGTCTGGGCGAATCCAGGTGAATCACGATACATAGGAGACTTCAAGACAACAGATGTGGCTCTGGAAGCAAAGTCTGATATGCTCAACAATCTTCCATTAATTCTGGATGATACTTCCAAGGTATCTGCCAAGATCAGGGATAACTTCGAGGGCATTGTGTACGACCTGTGTTCCGGCAAAGGAAAGAGTCGTTCTAACAAGGAACTGGGCGTGAATCGGGAGAATCGCTGGCAGAACTGCATTCTGACTAACGGTGAACGTCCACTGGCCGGGTATGTCAGCCAGGGCGGAGCGATTAACCGAATTATTGAAGTTGAGTGCTCTGAAAAGATATTTGACGATCCACAGCTTACCGCAGATACCCTTAAAAAGAACTACGGATATGCAGGAATCGACTTCGTGAACGTAGTCAAGGAAATGTCCATTGATGATATAAAAGCCCTGCAAAAGCACTATCAGGGGCTTATACAGGATGATGATAAAATGCAGAAGCAGAGTATATCTATGAGTATCATTCTGGCAGCAGATAAGATTGCAACAGATCAGCTATTCCATGATGGTCAGTACATTGACATTGAAACTGCAAAGAGTCTCCTGACAGAGAAAGAAATGGTGTCTGAAAATGAACGCGCTTACTGGTTCGTGGTTGACAAGATTGCTATGAACGGAATTAAGTTCGATGATAACCCAGATATCAAAACAGAAAGATGGGGAATTATTGACAATGATCCGGTAGAGAAGACATCAACCGCAATAATCTATAGCGCAGCGTTTGATGATCTGTGCAAAATTGGAAGATTCTCCAGAAAGGCATTCTTGTCATGGGCTGTTAAGAAGGGGCTTGTGGAAACCGACAGCAGAGGTTATCCGACCAAGGCGAAGAAACTGGATGGAATTGTCACTAAATGCGTGTTCTTGAAAATTGTAGACGAAATTCCAAAAGGATTCGTGAATTGCAATGATAATTTTGAGATTACGGACGATATTGTGTTTGATTGATAAACAATTCGTCCAAAAGGTAACCGGGTAACCTAGGTAACCTTTGATTCTGCATATATATATTTGAGTATTTATATGCACATATTGAGTATAAAAGTTTCCCTATATGAGAAAGTCAGGGTTACTCGGTTACTCGGTTACCTACCTGTAAAATCAATGGTTTACACAAATTAGTACGGTTACATCTCGGTTACTGTGGGTTACTTATATTAAAATAATATAAATATATTATATTTATAAAATAAAATTAAATAGAGCGTATACAGTATATTGTATACAATATTCAAAGGAGATGATAAAAATAAAAGTAGAAGCAAAGGATATTCCGTATATTCAAAAATTTATGACTGAATTTTGGAAAGCTATAAAAGATTTCTATTCAGTAGAACTTACAGACGAATATTCCAAGCAGGCTACTGATCGTCTGATAGAACTTGAAGAGTATGCGGAAATGTGTCCTGATGATAATGATAAACAGTTTATTAAGAGTTGTCTAGTTGCTTTTAATAAGTTATTAGATTCCAAACAGAGAGAAGTGAGAAAGAATGTACAACACTAAGAATAAATACGAGCAGGGACAGGCACTTAGAAGAGAAATCTACATGTATGTAGTAAGCTACTTTAAACTTATCGGATATGCACCATCGGTCAGCGAGATTTGTGAGAAGGTAGACGCAAGCAGAGCTACCATTTGGAGACATTTAAACCAGCTTATTGATGATGGGTTGCTTAAAACAGCACACCCGAGTACTGATAGAGCCTATGCTCCGACAGGATACGGGTTCGGAAAGGTGAAGAAATGAATAAAATGCGAGAGTATGAACGCGGGAGAGAAGATGGTCTTGACCTTGCTAGACGAATCACCAGAGAGGGCGGTCTTGAAGCCCTCGAAAAGGAATGCAGATTCAGGGGTGTGACCGGGATACATACCTCTCTGGCAGTAAAAGACCTTGATAAAGCTTCAGAGAAAATAAAAGAGGTTATAGCGGATTCGTTCGTAATATTGTCGATTGCCGTTCTGCATGATGATTTCGGTTTTGGCGAGAAACGCTGTCAGAGATTTAGAAATGGCCTTGACCGGGCATCTGATTACATCAATGACGGTCTGGCAGAATGGATTGATTATGTAGACGCTATTAAAGAAGAGTTAGGGATTGTATTAAAGAATCCCGGAGAATAACGGACAGGTAGCATTTGGATAAATTAATCATGGAGGACTGCACAATAGCGTGTCAGTTACTCACATGGGGAAAGTGAGGATGCCAATGAAAAATAATAATTACACATCATTTTTCAAGCCAAAACCAAAGAAAGTAGAGAGATACATTCGTTGCAGAAAATGTGGCGGAAATATGGAATGGAGAAGTGGCTTTCTACCGCAAATCAAATGTCCAAAGTGTGGACATACTGAATATCCGAAACCTTATGAACCAGATTGTATCAAACTGCCAGAAACATTGGAAGAATATTTTGAATTATATGAGAAAGTAAGGATGGGAAAATGGATGAACTAAAACATTGTCCGCTTTGTGGAAGAAAAGCAATAACCGAATGTTGGGCTAGCGGCGGCATTATGTACATGGTTAAGTGCGGTAATCCAGATTGCGCTGTACCAGCGGAAGGTTATCCTTCTGGAAGAAATTTGATAGCTGTAAGAGAACAGTGGAATCGAAGAGCAAGTGATAAGGAGGGCACAAAATGTTAATCAGAAGTCAGGATAAAGCAGCACTATTAAAGTTTGAAAACATTGTAGTCAATCTAAAACTACCAGATTCATTGACTGTTATATGTTGGGGTTGGCAGGATGCACAGAGAAGTGGAGGATATTTTATTTTAGGAAAATATTCCACCAAAGAAAAAGCCATGAAAGTTCTGAATATGATTCAGGAGGCTTACATGGATTACAAATCCGGTGAAATTATTGGCAGTGGGTTGGCAGGATCAGCATACACAGGAAGCTATGATACAAAAGAAAGTGTGGCGCATGGAATTGCTGTATTAAAAGGCTATGGAAATGAGATAAGAAAATCAATCCTGTTTCAGATGCCAGATGATAGTGAGGTGGTTGTATGAAGTACAGAAAGAAGCCAGTTGTAATTGATACAGTACAGTGGACTGGTACAAACCATCGAGAAATGTTCGATTTCCTGACGGACTATCAATGCACAGACCAGTACATGTCGGCAGAAGGTAAGAATTTCTATATTGACCATTGGAAGGTTCCGGGTGGACTGGTTATTAAGACACTTGAGGGCGAACATCTGGCGAATATTGGTGATTATATCATCCGCGGTGTTTACGGCGAATTTTATCCGTGTAAGCCAGATATATTCAAAAAAACTTATGAAGAGGTGGAAGTATGAGCGATAAACGCAAAATATACGATTACATAAAAAAGACAATAAATCCTTACGGAAGACCTTTCGAGGGAACTGCATATGAGTTCGGGCTTAAGCTCATGGATTTCATCGAAAATATAGATGGTGAGAAAGCAAACGGATGGATTCCAGTCAGCGAGAGATTGCCGGAGAAACATAAAGATGTAATTACAACTGTTAAATATAGTGGTTTTATGGGAATGTACGGAAGGTGGTTAAAGACAGCATTCATTGATGACTATGGCGAATGGAATGGAGAATGTATAGGCGGTGAAGTTATTGCATGGATGCCACTACCAGAACCATACAAGGAGGACTAAATGGGATATTGCAAATTAGAGTGTCCAGACGGTGAAACGCAATGTTGTATCTGCTGTGAGAAACAAGACGGTTGCGATAACCGGTGTGATATGATGGATAGCTACGAATATGCAGAAGATTGCGGAGATTATGTTGAGGAGGATGAGCCATGATTACATTCTTATTAGGACTTGCACTTGGAATCATAGTCGGAGTGGTTGGTCTTGCATGTGCAGCGATCATGTACGATAAACACCACCCAGACGATTAGAAAGGAGAACGGTATGCTGACAAGGAATAAGAAACTGAAAGACTACGGTATTCCGGCAGAGGACATTGAAAAACTGAATACGATGCTGAAAGACTTCCCGGCAGAGTACGGATACCTGCTTGCCAGTGCTGCCTTGTCAGCTTGCCCGAAAAACACGGTGATAGCGGATATGGTTATCGAGAATATCCTACACCGGAAAAGTTACAGGAAAATCAGCAAAGAAAGATATATCCCAATGAACCCGAAGGATTTCTACGGATACAGGCGCAAGACCGTCGCTGTACTGTATGAGCGGATGAGGTTGTTGGGAGTGTGGGAGGAAAAATAAATGAAAGAATATAAATGTCCAAAGTGCAATAGTAAAAACCTTTTTACCAAGAAAGTTGGGAATAATACGGGATTGTATTGCGAAGATTGCGGTGCATGGATTAAATGGGTCGGAAAAAATGAGCTGAGAGTATTTGAATATTTAAACAGACAGAAACACGTAGACGATGCTAATAGTAAACAAGACGATATTGCAAACATCATTTACGGCACTCTCGATCATATGTATTGCGATAATTGCAGATTCAATAGCGAAATTAAAGAAAGTGATAATGGTGAATGGAACTGTGATGAATGCCACAGAAAATATAATGGATGGGGAATTTCCATGCAGGAAAGTAATAAAATCGCAAAAGAAATTTTAAAACAGTTAGGAGAATAGAATATGAGCAGACTGATTGATGCAGACAAAATAATTGACTCTCTTGGAAATTCGGATATGGATTTTGCAATAGGTGCAGTTATTGACGAACAGCCGACAGTTTTTGATGTGGACAAGGTTGTGGAGCAGTTAAAAGATTTAAAGGCAATGTATTGGTTTTCAATAGCAAATACAGGAGATAAAAAACTAGATATTGCTTATGAAAACGTAGGAAATGCATTAGACAGGGCTATTGAAATCGTAAAGGAGGGTGGAGTTGAATGAGAGAGTTTATACATGGTGACTGTATGAAATATTTACCAGATTTTCCGGACAACTACTTTGATATTGCCATAGTAGACCCTCCATATGGAATAAAAGAGCATGGAGGAAAGAATCGAAGTAAATATGTAAAGCAGAAAAATGGAAGTTCCATATACGTTCCAGACGGAGGATATAAAAATTTTGGATGGGACAATTCGCCTCCTGAACCTGAATATTTTAAACAATTGTTCAGAGTTTCTAAAAATCAAATTATATGGGGAGCAAATTATTTTGATTATCCAATGGCTGGCGGGATGATTATATGGGATAAATGTAATGATGGTTCTGACCAGTCCGATGCAGAAATTGCGTTCAACAGCCTAACAAGAAGAGTAGATATATTCAGATACATGTGGAGAGGAATGTTTCAGGGGAAATCAATTGCTGAAGGAACTGTTCAACAAGGAAATAAGAAATTAAATGAAAAGAGAATTCATCCAACACAGAAGCCAGTAAATCTGTACAGGTGGATTTGCCAGAAATATCTGCAGAAAGGAATGATGGTGCTTGATACGCATGTGGGGAGTGCAAGCTCATTGATTGCCTATGAAGAATACGGACTTGAATATATAGGGTATGAAATTAATGAATGTTATTACAATGACGCTTGCAAACGGTTAGAAGAATTTAGATCACAGATTACATTATTTGATTTAGGAATGTAGGTGCGAAATGAGTAAATCAGTATTAGTGATTGATACACCAGAAAACTGTGGAAAATGTAAATTTATAAGTACTTTCTGGTGCAGAGCAACGGGTGACAGGAGAGTTCCAAACAATGATGTAATTCCTGTTTGGTGTCCGCTGGATCCACTGCCGGAGAAAGATATGGAAAGCTATTTTCCAGACGAATTTGGAGATGGATATGCTACTGGCTGGAACGCTTGTATTGATGCAATTACGGGAGAGGTGAAGTAGATGGAGAGATTAACTGAAAGATATGATATTACACCAGACGGAGAATCAGATATCTGGGTTAAACAGCATGATTACATTTCAGCAGCGCGAAAACTCTGCGATTACGAAGACTTAGAAGAACAGGGCTTGCTTGTGAGATTGCCAGATGATTTGAAGAAAAAAGTATATCGAATAACTTATGAATATACAGAGTGCAGTAATTTTGGCGAAACAAAAAATAATTGCGAAAATTATAACTGCAACCGTGACTGCGATAGCCAAAAAAGATTCTATATCGTAGAGAACAGATTAGAGTTTATGCTTTTTTGCAATTATTATCATGAACTTGGTAAAACCGTATTCCTCACCCGTGAAGAAGCTAAGAAGAAGTTGGAGGAGATTCAAAATGAATAAATGTTGTGCTAGTCAAGATGGTATATGTAGAAACTATATCTTATTCGGTGCTAAATGCGATGGATATAAAGAAAGATGCACACTGAGACCATGTTATGAAAACCTCGAAAAGGTGGCAAAAGGTTGTCAGCATAATTTGAGAAAAATGTTTGGAGTGGAGGAGTGATAACTATGTCAAACAAACCTGCACCAGACATAACGCTAAACCTTGCTATATCAGCATACCACGTACTACAGCAATATTGTACTGGACAGCCAGCGGATTGCAAAGGCTGCGGATTCTACGAACACTGTCCAGAATGTTTTCGAGGCATGCCATGTGACTGGAACTTGAATGAAGAAGGTGAAATAAATGAAGTTGAGAAATGCGACGTTGATTGATTACGGAGTGCCGCCGGACGATATACCAACATTACAAAGTCACTTGCGGAATCTTAGCGAAAGCGATAAATACAATCTGCTGCAGGTATCTATCAAATATGCACCCGGAATCGAATCACAAATCTATGACAGCATCGTGAACAGCATCGGCTATCGGACAATGGAGAAGATCAGAACGGTTCCTGCAACGGAGACTGACTTCTACGGTTATAAACGTAAGGTCATGGCGGAATACTATCATCTGGCCAAATTGATTGGCAGACTTTAAAAAAACTTAAAAAATTATAAAAGTGGTAGAGAGCTACGTACGCCCTAGTATGGTATTATAGTATATATAACTATAACTATGCTAGGGTGTTTTATGTTTGGAGGTGAGAATGTGGGAATGCCAATGGGAAAACCGCCCATGTATAAAACGGTGGATGAAATTGAAAAAAAAATCGAAAAATATTTTGAGGATTGTAAAGGATATCCTTTGACTGATAGCAAAGGCAAGCAGGTATTTAATAAATTTGGCTCACCAGTTTTTGCAGACGTTCATCCTCCAACGATTACAGGATTGGCATTGGCACTTGGATTTGCAAGCAGACAGGCGCTTTTGAATTATCAAACAAAACCAGAGTTTAATGACACGATTACGCGCGCGAAAGCCAGAGTAGAACAGTACGCAGAGGAAAGGCTATTTGATCGTGATGGTTCAAATGGCGCTCAGTTCAGCTTGAGAAATAATTTTAAGGGATGGGATGCTGATAAGAAAAATGATGATTCTGGAGATGGAAAGATTACGATTGTGAATAACATTCCAAGGCCGGAGAAACAGAATGAATGAGAATCCGATTAATCTGGATGAAATTATAGCTCCTGCCTTTTACAATGTGTTCTGGGACATTTTGGACGGAAAACACACCTATTATGATTTGTATGGTGGGCGCGGATCTACTAAATCATCTTTTGTAGGTGTAATGATTCCTTTCCTGATGATGCAGGACGCAGAGAACGGTATAATGTCAAATGCTGTTATCTTCCGTAAAGTTGGAAACACACTTCGAGAATCCGTTTATGAACAGATAGCATGGGGAATTGACGCACTCGGAGTCAATGAACTATGGGACACCAGTGTAAGCCCTATGCAGTACACTTATAAGCCTACTGGACAGAAAATCATATTCAGAGGACTGGACAAGGCAAAAAAGACTAAATCTATTAAAGCAAGCAAGGGATATTTCAAGTATCTCTGGTTCGAGGAACTTGACGAATTTTCGGGCATTGAAGAAATTCGTACAGTGCAGCAGTCAGTCCTTCGAGGCGGCAGTAAGTTTGTTGTATTTAAGACATTCAATCCGCCAATTAGCCGGAGTAACTGGGCGAATGTGTATGTAGAAGAGCCACGAGACGACAGCTACAGGCATAAGAGCGATTACAGATCAGTTCCTGTTGAATGGCTTGGACAGCAATTTATTGATGATGCGGAGCATTTGAGAAAGACAAATCAGAGAGCTTACGACCATGAATATTTAGGACTTCCGGTTGGACTTGGAACAAATATTTTTGAGCTGTTGGAGATTCGGACAATAACAGATGAAGAGATTCAGAAGTATCAAAGCATTTACCAGGGACAGGACTGGGGGTGGTATCCAGATCCTAAAGCATTTCTCCGTGTAGCTTATGTCCCTAATCAGGAAAAAGTTTTTTTATTAGACGAACTTGGAGGTCCCAAGATAAGAAACAAGGAAATGGCTAACCAGATAAAGAAAAAAGGATATGATGATTATTCAATATCTTGCGGAGTTGATGAAGAAGAAAGTATTATTGACTTTCGAGATGCAGGGCTTCCAGCACGTAGGGCCATTGTTACACCGGGAAGCCGCAAATATACTTTTGAGTGGTTACAGTGCCGAACATTAGTTATTGATCCGGCACGAACGCCTAGAGCATACAAGGAAATTATTAATTATGAGCACGAAGTAGATAGCAATGGAGAAGTTATCGCAGATTATCCAGATGGTAACGATCACTGGATAGATTCTCTCAGGTATGCGACAAGTCCATTGTCGATGAGAAGGGGGAACAGTGCATAAAATGTTAGATAGGTACTTTTCAGATAAAATAAATAAATTCTTAAGCATCGGCTTAAAATATATGGATCATCTGACATTAACGAAATCTTAAAAGTTGTAGAATATGAAGACATTATTGTGCGAGATACTTCTGTAAGATGGATGGATTTTAAAAGGTAGATTAAATGGGACTTATAACAACACTAAAAAGGTGGTTTAACATGATATTCAAAAAACAAGCCGAAGAGGATTTTAATATCCAGGCAGCAGAATTCCCAGAGATGGAAGCACTGATTAACCGATGTGCGAACATCTACAGAGGTGCACCAGACTGGTTAGATGATAAGGATAATATCAAGACGATTAATTTTGCTAAATCTGTCTGCTCAGAGACAGCTCGGCTCGCAACATTGGCGATCGGCATTCAGATAGATGGCTCCGCAAGGGCTACATGGCTACAGGAACAGATTGACAAAGTGTATTTCCAGATTCGTCACTGGGTAGAATATGGATGCGCTTATGGAACAGTATTTATCAAGCCAAACGGTGAGAGCCTTGACGTATTTACTCCGGCAGACGTGATGATTGTGGATTACGACAACCAGGAAATTAAAGGTATTATATTCAAGGATTCTTATACTGTTGGACGGAAATACTACACAAGGCTTGAATATCATAGATTTGTTGAGACCACTGTGGATGGCGTAACGACCTATCCGTACTACGTTTCAAATAGAGCTTATGTATCAAAATCTCCTCAGAGCATCGGCGATAAGATTGACCTCAAACAGACCAAATGGGCTGACCTCATGGCAGATACACCGCCGATTCTCAAGGCAAATGGGGAGAAGCTGGACGGACCGTTGTATGGAGTACTGCGGACACCACAGGCGAACAATGTGGACATCAGCACACCACTTGGACTTCCGATATTTGCAGAAGCTATCGAAGAATTAAAAGACCTCGACATTGCATACAGCCGTAACGCCGGAGAAATTTTCGATTCTCAGAAGATTGTTCTGGCAGATGATAGACTGCTGATGCCAAGTGGCACACCTGTGTCAGCTATGTCACCACAGGGCATGGAGAACAGACGGAACGAGATGAGATTACCGCACTTTGTCAAGAATGTATTCGGACAGGACGAAAAAGAATTCTACCAAGAAATCAATCCACAGCTCAACACAGATACCCGTATAGCCGGCATAAATGCCCTTTTAAGCCAGTTAGGATATAAGATTGGATTCTCTAACGGGTACTTTGTTTTCAACGAATCTAGTGGCATTCAGACGGCTACAGGAGTAGAAGCGGAACAGCAGAGGACAGTGCAGTTTATTAAAGACGTTCGAGACAAACTAGAATCCTGTCTGGATGAAGTTATTTACGCATTGAACGTTTATGCTGACCTGTACGGGCTTGCGCCTGTTGGAGCATATGAAGTCAATTATGATTTCGGAGACATTCTCTATGTTAGAGAAAACGACCGTGCAAGATGGTGGCAGTATGTGACCACTGGCAAGGTTCCGGCATGGTTGTATTTCGTGAAGTTTGAAGGAATGACTGAGGAAGAAGCAAAAGCAATGGTCGAAGAAGCTCAGCCAGACGAACCGAAATTATTTGGAGAGGAGTAAGAAGATGGCAGACAAACCAGTAACAAGGGAAGAAAAATATCTTGCGTACTTGACAGGTGATTATAAAGGCGAACTCCCAAAGCCGATCACGCGAAAAGAGAAGTATTTATACGAATTATGCTTAAAAGGAATAGGCGGTGAGATTTCACCGGAAGAAATCAAAAATGCAGTAAATGAGTACCTTGAAAAGAATCCAGTCAAGCCCGGAGCCACGACAGAACAGGCACAGCAGATCGAGCAGAACAAGACAGATGTTGCGTCGTTGAAAGAGGAAACTAGTTCGCTAAAGGAAGATTTAACACAGTTAGAGGAAGCAATAAACTATGTGAAAGTCATCGATATGCTTGGCTCGATTTCTGGTTTTGGATATAGCAAAAATGTAACAAATCCACAATGGATGAATAACGAATTTTCATGTGAATCCAGTGGGGATGGATTCTGTGCTATCGGCAGTTTTGATAATTATTATTTGAAAAGTGGCAGAAAGTATATTGTTGCTTATGAAAGCAGTGGACAATGTATACTTAGAGGAATGAACGAATATGTTTATAGTGATACTATTTCCAGTAATATCGGTGCTAGCTTCCCATTAAATAGTTTTGTAAAGTTTGAGCCAACAAAAGATGCCGTTATTTGTGTAACAGACATTCCAAGTGGTACTATATCAATTAAAATTACTGTATTTGATGTCACAGCGGTCGACGAAAGTGTATTAAATGCTATTGATTTTACGGATATGTCAATAAGTTATTCTATTGTTATTGTCGAAAGAGCAACACTGGCAGACAGAGCAACACTGGCAGACAGAGCAACACTGGCAGACCATGCTAATACAGTCACGACAATCGAAGGCGCTAAAAGTGTTAATCTAATTAATGAAACAACCGTTAGCGGAGCAACATCAAATAGTGGAAATACACTGATGTATGTTAAAGATAATGCAACTTATACATTAAGTGGATTTGAATTTAAGGCAGAAAGCGGAAAATCTTATTACGTAGGTGCAATTATAACAAACAATGCTGATGTACCACTAAAGGGTGTATCAAGGGCATATTCTGGGGTGACTGATAGCACATATCTTGGGATTATGTCTGTTGGCTCGACATTGATTGATATGATTAAGATAGATGGTATAGACGGCGAAATTGGAGTTTATTATTCCACTTATTCTGCCACAGCTTACTCGGTAAATTACACAATGCAAATGTTTGCGTTCGAAGATTTGGGCGGAAATTTTGAAATGTATAAGCAAAAAATGCTATCCAATTACGCTGTTGATAGGGCTGTTTATTCCGACATAGCAAGAAGTTGTATGTCTGGCATGGAACAGAAAAAAATATGTGCTTTTGGTGACAGCATTACGGCACAAGCAAAATGGTATGACTGTTTAAAAGAAAAATTAGGTATATCAGTGATTTACAATCGAGGTATAGGTGGTACTCGAATCAGTGGTGACGGTGCAAACGCTATGTGGCAAGATGTTCGAATAAATGCACTCGAAGAGGATATTGATTGTTTACTTATCATGGGTGGAACAAACGATTCTGCTCAAGGTGTAACCATCGGAGAAATGAGCAGAGATAATCTTGATACAAGTACTTTTGTAGGTGCTTATAATGTGCTTTTGAGCAAGGTTTATTGCAAATACTATCATCTTGGGACTCATGAGGGAATTACGCAGACAACAGAAACAAAGCCTATCCAGATTATGCTTGCAACACCTATTTACTGTAATGATTCGGCATATGAAAATATGGATAATATTGCAGAAGCTGTCAGAGGTATTGCAAATATGTGGGGCATTCCAGTGGCTGACCAACACGCAAAGAGCGGTATCAATGCTGTTACATCAGAACTATATCTTGCAGATAAAGTGCATCCAAATGACGAGGGCGGAAAGCGTGTTGCGAATGTATGGGCAAACGCATTAAGAGAAAATGCCGAACTAAACTAAAGAGGGCTTTAGTTAATTAAGTAAAAAAAGTGGAGCACATCATTTTCTGCTGTGCTCCCTGTAACAGAATTAAATTATTTATGCTTCTCCCAAAATTCAGCTACAGACGGAGGTACATAAGTATCATTCTCAGATATTACAACTTCCGTCCGAATTTTGGAGTTATTAGGTAGAACAGGATCACCACCGTCACTAATCTCATCCGCTATTTTAAGCATTTTAATAGCTTCTTCGGAGTACGGATATTCAATACCGCAGTTCGGGCAGGTAATTTTGTCTACTGAAATTTTTTCGTTGATGTAATAGCAGCATCCGCAAGTACAATAAACTTTTAATTTTAAAAACATTTTGCGACACCTCCTTAATAGGTTGATTGTAGCATATTTTCAAAACATGTACCACGAATTTTGACGAAAGAGGTGATATACTATGCTTAGTCCAGAATATTTACGCCGGATAACAGAGGGCAGTGAACAGATTGCAGAAGAACTGCATCAATATATCATCTCTGAGATCGTGTCGAGAATGATGGCAAGAATCGGCAGAGGTGAGGACTACATTCTGACCAATGCCGATGCGTGGAGAATCAGAACGCTACAGGAATCTGGTGAACTGTTAGAGGACATTCTGGCAGAATTATCCAGATATACCAAACGCGAACAACAGGAACTTCTTGAAGCGTTTGAAGATGCCGGAATCACTGCAATGAATTACGATGATAAGATATACAAGGCGGCAGGATTAAGCCCTGTACCGCTCGAACAGTCGCCAGCTATGATAAGACTCATGGAGCGAAATATGCTTGCGACTATGGGAGAGTGGAAGAACTTTACACGAACAACTGCAAGTGCCGCTCAGAGGCTCTATATTGAGCAATGTGACCTTGCATATAACCATGTGATGACTGGAGCAGTTGGGTATACGCAAGCGATTAGAGAAGCAGTTAACAATGTTGTAAGCAATGGCGTTACAGTAACATATCCATCCGGCAGAAAAGATACAATTGAAACAGCGGTTGCGCGCTCTGTCAGAACCGGTGTGGCTCAGGCTACGGGAGATATATCCCTAAAACGCATGGAAGAAATGGATTGGGATTTAGTTCTGGTCAGTGCACACATCGGAGCGAGAACAGGTGACGGCGGTGAGAATCCAGGCAATCACTCATGGTGGCAAGGAAAGATATACTCTCGTTCTGGCAAGAGCAAGAAATTTCCGCCGTTCTCATTGACCGGATATGGAACGGCAAGCGGACTATCAGGAGTTAACTGTCGGCATAGCTTTGGGGCAAGTGACGGGGAATTTAATCCTTATGCAGAACTATCAGCACAGGATAAAGCCGATAAGGGAAAACAGTACGAAAAAGAACAGCGGCAACGTACTTACGAGCGAAGAATCCGCAAAACAAAGCGTGAGGTTCTTGGACTGCAAGCAGGAGTCGATAATGCACCGAATGAAAAGGCGAAATTCGCCCTCCAACAAGACCTTGACCGGAAGTCTTATCTTTTGCAGAAACAAAATACTGCATATAAAGATTACTGCAAGCAGAACGACTTGAGAGAACTGCAAGACCGGCTCATGATTGCTAAGTGGAACCGTCAGAACGCTGCTAAAGCCAGAGGAGCGGCAAAACGTTATAAAACAGCAAAGGGGATTGACTGATGGATAGATGGGAATATTTCAATCCAAATCCTGTTAAGGATAAGAGAACAGGAGATTGCGTTGTCCGGGCAATATGTAAAGCAACTGGCTTCGACTGGGAAACAGTATTCGCCGGATTAATGATACAGGCGTGTGCTCTGTCAGATATGCCAAGTGCAAATTATGTCTGGGGCGCGTACCTTTATAAGCATGGATACAGGCGCAAACTGATAGAACAGTCAGAGCGATATATCTATACAGTCAATGACTTTTGTACAGACCATCCGACAGGTACATATATTCTCTGCATAGATGGCCATGTAGTGACAGTACAAGAGGGAAAATATTTTGATACATGGAATAGCGGTAATGAGATCCCAGTATATTACTGGGAAAAGGAGTAACTAAATGAGCATATCAGAATTTGTACAAATATTCCTCTCTATCTGCGGAGGAGTGTCTATTATTGGAGGAGCGGCAGCCGTAATCTTTAAATGGATTACACCGGCGTTTCGACTTAATAAACGAGTAGAGACACTGGAAGAACATGATAGACGAGACTATGAAAGCCTTCGGAGAATCGCAGAACGAGATTCATTAATTCTGGAAGTGTTGTCGACCATGTTGGACAGCCAGATCAGTGGGAATAACGTCGAGGAATTAAAAAAAACAAAACAGAAGCTTACAAATTATCTTGCACAGAATCAGCGTTAGCATTAGTAAGGGGTATGCTCATGAAATTATATGTGTTCACAAAGAAAGATATAGACAGGTTCTTGGCAGAGTGTAATTTTACACCGGACGAAGAAAGACTGTTCCGGCTGAGATGTAAGGAATATACGCTTGAATATTGTGCTGAGAAAATGAACGTGAGCATATCTACGGCGAAACGATTAAGCCGGAGGGTGAATAATAAAATAATTAAAGTGTGTTAAAAATATGGAGAGGATATTTCTACCCTCTCCTTTTTTATTTCTCACAATCTTCCAAGACAGCTCGCTCTAACAGCTGTCTCACATAATCCGGACATTTGCTTTTTCCGGATTCCCAGTTTTCGAGCGTTCTAACCGGTATGTTGTACCTCCTTGAGAATTCTGCTCGGGATATCTTTAAGTGTTCACGCATTTCCATAGTGGACATATTTTCTTTTTGCTTCAGATCATCTTCCATAGATCCTTTTGTTTTGTAAGACATGAATCCTACCGCGGATGGGAAAATACGGGTATAACTGGTTTTGCCTTCGTCGATCCATGTAATGCTGACATACACCTTTGCACATAAATATGGCCATTCCGGACTTAATATAGTACCGTCCGCATATACACAAACATCACATTCTTCAGCAATAGAATTATCATATATGATACGATCGACTTCTTCTTTAAAGAATTTCGCACGGCAATAGGCCACGATATCGTCTAACTGGTATCCGTCGCATTCAGGTATAAAACTTTTGATCTGTTTTCGCTTGATCTCCCATAGATTCGTGCTATAATCTTTATCCATTTTAACGAGGCTGTCGACAAACCCACCGACAGGAGAGGGATTTAAGATTTTGTAAGCTACATCAAGTTCGGCTTCAGATTTTCCACAGCCTTTCTTGAAATCATGCATTAATTCATCCATCATGGATTCAAATTCAGATTGATTATATCTATACATACATTTCGTCCTCATTTCTATCAATGCTCTTTGACATATTTATGTATACGCTCATATAAATTCATTTCATTTCGGTTCGCCATTAATTCGCTTAAATCGTTTGAATCATAATTTGTAGAATATACGGCATAACTGCGATTTTTGATAAACCATGAAGCTTCTTTGATGTTGCTAAGAATCTCCATATCTTTAGCTCTTTTTTCTGCACGAGCAGGTCTGTCTTCGGCTTCGTATTTTCTAACGAGAGCAGATAAATATGAAATCATGTTTTTTCTTATATCTTCAGCCCATGCAATCTGTTTTGGACTTCCGACGAGTTCAACTAATTTTTGTTCCATTGTTTTCGCTTCCTCCCATGCTTTCTTAAGACCGGAGGATATAGTTAATGCTGACTTTTTAACCAGTTCCCATGCTCTTTTCATAATGTTTGATAAGTTATATTTTTTCATTTTGTTTTCCTCCGTTCCTTTGATGATTATATAATACCACCAATTTGGTGGTGTGTCAATACTTTTTCGATACTTTTTTGAACTTTTTAGATTGATACATCTATGCAAAAATATAATCAGAAAGGCGGTGCATAAGATGGCATTATATAACAATCCTTATCAATATAGTTTTGGTGTTCCGGGACAGATGAACCAGTTCCAGCAACAGCCTGTCCAGATGCCAGTTCAACCAGCGCAACAACCGCAACAGAATAACAATGGTATCCTGTGGGTATCTGGCGAAGTCGGTGCAAAATCCTATCTAGTAGCACCTGGGACAAGTGTTTTACTGATGGATTCAGAGAGCGAAAAGTTCTACATAAAATCTACAGACGCTTCTGGTATGCCACAACCATTACGGACGTTTGAATACCATGAAGTAGGCACTCAGATGCCACCTAAGCAGCCTGTTCAGAACATGGACAGTAAATATGTCACCAGACAGGAATACGACGATTTAAAGGGTAAATACGAAGCTATCATAAACCGATTAAATTCTTTTTCTGAACCTGTTAGGGCTAATACCGTGCAGGAATCAGCAGTCAAGGGAGGAAACGCAGATGAGTAATCCATTATTCAATGCCCTCGGTGGTGGGATGCCACAGGGAAACGGGCCAATGCAGATGATGCAGCAGTTTATGCAGTTTAAACAGAATTTTAAGGGAGACCCGAAAGCAGAAGTTGAGAAAATGTTGCAGTCTGGAAAGATTTCTCAGCAGCAGCTTAATCAGGTTCAGCAGATGGCAGGACAGTTTCAACACATGTTGAAAGGAATGAAATAGTACATTACAATCTGGCCAGATTGATGTAAATACACAAAAAGGAGATTATATTATGGATGGAAATTATAGCTTAGCAGATATTGCCGCTGCTACTGGAAACGGTAGAAATAATGACGGCATGTTTGGCGGAGATGGTAGCTGGTGGATTATTGTTTTATTCATTTTTGCTTTCTTCGGATGGGGAAACAACGGCTGGGGCAATAATGGCAATGGCGGCGGATATGCAGCCACAGCAGCTACTCAGGCAGACATTCAGAGAGGATTCGACAATTCAGCGGTAATCAGCAAACTTGATGGAATCAACAGTGGCCTGTGCGATGGCTTTTATGCCATGAATAATGGTATGCTTACCGGATTCAATGGAATCAACACAAACATCATGCAGACCGGCTTCGGAATCCAGCAGGCTATTAATGCCGATACTGTGGCTAATATGCAGAATACTAATGCTTTACAGGCACAGCTTGCGAACTGTTGCTGCGAAACCAGAGAAGCAATTCAGGGCGTAAATTACAATATGGCACAGAACACCTGCGCATTGCAGAACACCATGAACAGCAATACAAGAGACATTATTGACAGTCAGAACGCTGGAACAAGAGCCATTCTTGACTATCTTTGCAATGAAAAGATTTCTAGTCTGCAGGCTGAGAATAATGATCTCAGACGTGCTGCATCTCAGGATCGCCAGAGCGCACTTCTCACAACTGCAATGGCTTCTCAGACACAGCAGCTCATTAATGCAATCAATCCAGCACCGATTCCGGCATATCAGGTTCCTAACCCGAACACATATTACGGATGTGGATGCGGATGCAACACCGGATGCAATTGCTGATAACTTCATATCGAGAGTATCTTTCGATTGATTCGAATGTCGGCTTATGCCGTATTACACAGAGGGGCAGGCTGAGACCTGTCCTTTTGTGATATGAAAGGAGTATTTTTATGGCAGAATTTACAAATGTGGCTGCTCAGACTGTAGCAGCAAATGGAAACGTAGTATTTTCAAACACAGCAGTTAAAGGTTCTAACTGCATTCAGCACAGAGAGGGAAGTGGAATCATCACTCTAAGAGGACTGACTAACCAGTGTAAAGCGAGATTCTTCGTGGATTTTTCTGGTAATATCGCAATTCCAACAGGCGGTACTGTCGGAGCTATCTCACTGGCTATTGCAATTTCTGGTGAGCCGGTTCTTTCTTCTCAGATGATTTCCACACCGGCAGCAGTAAATCAGTACAATAATGTGTCCGCAGGTATCTATATTGATGTGCCTCGCGGATGTTGCGTTAATATCGCAGTAGAGAACACAAGCGATCAGGCAATATCTGTTGCGAACGCAAATATTGTTGTGACCAGAGAAGCGTAGGAGGTGCGATTATGAGAGACATTAAAGACTTATGTGCAAGAATTGAAGACGAACTGTCCAAAATCGCTGATAATGGACTGACCACTGGAAATCTGGAAATGACATACAAACTGATTGATATGTACAAAGACATAAAGAACACGCAGTACTGGGACAAGAAAGTGGAGTACTATAACACTGTCCTTGATGAGATGCGTGGCGGATACAATGACGATTACAGCGAACGTGGAAGAAAGCGCGACAGCATGGGGAGATACAGCGCAAATGACGGCAGAATGATGCCGGATTATGACCGAGGCAGTTCTTATGCCAGACGTGGTGAGCATTATGTTAGAGGACATTACAGCCGCTCTGACGGACGAGATGCTTATGACGACTATATGACACAGAAACAGAGCTATCGTTCCGGCAAGTCTGAAGACTGCAAAAGAAAGATGCTCGCCGCATTGGAAGAACATCTGGACGAACTTACAACAGAAATGAGTGATATGTCCAAGGATGCAGAGTGCCGGGAAGAACGTGATCTTGTCAAGAGATACGTAGAAAAACTCCGTGATATGCTCTAAAAACACAAAAGTGGTAGAGAGGTAGTTAAAAGAAATCTGTTATAATGTAATTGTGCAGCAGGAAGCACAAGTAAAACGGTTGTTTTTGACATTTTCGTTTTAATCCTCCTTCCTTTAATTTAGTAGCTGGTACGCACGCTTTAACGGAAAGTTGAACAGGTTCGAATCCTGTCGTGCGTATTTGCCATCTGGCACGCAAGATGGCTCACCTCCTTGATTAAGGTTTTTGTTATTCATACTTTTCTTTTAAAAAAGAAATAAATATCCGAAACAACTCGTGGCAGGCATGACACGTTAAACACCTTGCTAACCCGGGAATCCGGGTTGTGTGGAATGTACGCTAGTGGAAAACTGACAGAGTCGCACTCTGGTCTCCGGTTCGATTCCGGGCGCTCCGCTTTAATCCGCTTAGAGTTAAGCTGTTTGTATACAGGTGGTCTATGTCTCAGGTGGATTTACGCTATAGCGAAAGAAGTGAAATTCACCCCAGTTTCTTTTTAGAGGGTTGGCCGTTATAGGCGGCATGGAATGTAGCTCAGTGGTAGATCGCACTGTAAATGTGAGGTCGCAGGTTCGATTCCTGCCTTTCCGATTACCTTGCCAGTGGTCTAACTGGCTTAATCCATTTACCTGCGGCGGCAGGTCAATAAACACGACCAGGAGGATGTTATGCAGAAACTTATTAACACTTTAAAATCGTTTGGAATTGAAATCCCGGAGGATAAACAGGCAGATGTAAAGAAAGTACTCTCTGAGAATTACAAGAATGCAAAGGAAGTTGCAAAAACTCTGTCAAAAGTCGAGGGAGAACGTGATGACTGGAAAGTACGTGCTGAGACAGCAGAAGAAACCTTAAAAAGTTTTGACGGTATCGACCCGGCAAATATTAAAAGCGAGTTAGAGACTTGGAAACAGAAAGCGGCAGATGCAGAGAAAGAATTCAATGCAAAAATCTACGACCGTGATTTCTCGGATGCTCTGAAAGCGGCACTCGATGACGTTAAGTTTTCCAGCGAAGCGGCAAAGAAATCAGTCATGGCAGACATCAAAGAAGCAGGTCTTAAACTGAAAGACGGTAAAATCCTTGGCCTGAACGATCTGATCGAGCAGATGAAGCAGTCTGACGCATCTGCTTTTGTGGATGAATCTCAGCAGCAGGCTCAGCAGAATCAGGCAAGATTTACCACTCACGTTGGACAGCAGCAGACACCGGGAAGCATGACTAAAAAAGATATCGAAGCGATCAAAGACCCGTCCGAGAGACAGGCTGCAATTGCTCAGAATATCCAGTTATTCCAGTGATTTTTTACACCGACTATACGCCAGAGTATAGCCGCTAACCCAATACCTTAATAGTTATGGGTAGAAAGGATTTTTTATATGGCAGCAAAAGCTAATCTTATTATGACAAATGATATCCAGGTCACGGCACGTGAGATTGACTTTGTAACCAGATTCGAAAGAAACTGGGAGCACTTGCGTGAGATTCTTGGTATCATGCGTCCAATCAAAAAGACACCCGGAGCGGTTCTTAAATCAAAATACGCAGAAGGCACATTGCAGGACGGAAATGTTAAAGAGGGCGAAGAAATCCCTTACAGCAAATTCACTGTAAAAGAAAAGCCTTATGCAGAAATGAGCATTGAGAAGTACGCAAAGGCTGTATCTATCGAAGCAATCAAGGATCACGGTTATGAGAACGCTGTTCAGATGACCGATGACGAATTCCTTTTCCAGCTTCAGACCAATGTTACCAGCAGATTCTATGACTATCTGAAAACCGGTACGCTTACTTCCACAGAAACTACATTCCAGATGGCTCTGGCAATGGCTAAAGGCCGTGTAGAGAACAAATTCAAACAGATGCACAGAAATGTGACTGGCGTTGTTGGATTTGTGAACATTCTGGACGTATATGAATACCTCGGAGCAGCTGAGATTTCTATTCAGAACCAGTTCGGATTTCAGTATATGAAAGATTTCATGGGATTCAATACTATCTTCCTGTTATCTGACAGTGAGATCCCACGTGGACAGGTTATTGCTACTCCTGTTGAGAACATTGTTCTGTATTATGTAGACCCGAACGAATCTGACTTTGCAAGAGCAGGACTTGTATACACTGTATCTGGCGAGACAAACCTGATCGGATTCCATACACAGGGCAACTACCACACAGTGTCCGAAGCGTTTGCAGTTATGGGACTTACTCTTTTTGCGGAGTACATTGATGCAATTGCAGTAATCACCATTGATGAGACACCAGTGCTTGGTACTCTGACAGTAAATTCCACGGCTGGAACAGCAACCGGAAAAACAAAAATTACCGTAAAACCAGATAAAGAAAATGTCAACAACGTATATAAATACAAAGTTGCATCAAACGCAGTAACTGTTGAGTATGGACAGAACCTCAGGAACTGGACTACATGGGGCGGAGAAGGTGAAATTGGGGCAGCAACCGGACAGAAGATCACAGTGGTTGAGTGTGATGGAACATACAAGGCACTGAATGCCGGAAGTGCGAGCGTAACAGCAAAATAATAAACGCGGGAGGTAACTGGCATGGCTTATGCAGATTATGAATTTTATAAAACTTCATATTTTGGTTCAGTCGTGCCAGGGACTGACTTCCCACGACTGGCAGAAAGAGCCAGTGATTTTGTGGATACAATAACGTTTGACAGGCTTGTGGACGGACTGCCAACGAACGAACGTTCTCAGAAGCGTATTAAAAAGGCGGTCTGTTCATTGGCTGAATTAATGTATCAGATTGAACTTGCTGAGAAGAATGCTATTAATCAGGCGTCAGCAAGTGCAACCGACATAAATGTCGGGAACATCTCAACAGGCATTGTAACATCTGTATCTTCTGGCAGTGAATCCATTTCTTACGCCACACCTCAGCAGATCGGGGCAAGTGCAAAAGAGTGGAGTGCAGTGTATGCCGCCGCCGGAGATGTACAGAAAACGAATGATTTACTCTTAAAGACAGCTTTACCGCTTCTGATGGGAGTAAGGACGGATGATGGAATACCAATTTTATATGCGGGGGTGTGATTATATGGACATTTCAACATTAGGCTCATGCATAGCAATCGTTATGATTTGCTACATCGTAGGAATGGGCTGCAAAGCATCAAGAAGAATCTCTGATGAATGGATTCCAGTAATCATGGCGGTTATTGGCGGAATTCTTGGAGCTGTCGGAATGGGAGTTATCCCGGATTTCCCGGCAACGGACTATATAACGGCAGTTGCGGTTGGTATGTTTAACGGATTGTCAGCAACCGGAGTAAATCAGGTTATTAAGCAGACAGTACAGAAAGAATGATTAAGGAGAGGGTATCATGTATAGCAAAACTGTGACGATTTTTGATTATTATGAATCAGCCACGACAGGAGATGCGTACTGGTATCCTCATGTTTTATCTGGCGTTGACCTGATTACGGACAAAGGAGCAATCCTTAAAAAGTACGGGCCAGACGCAACTGACAACGCACAGTTACACATCCGATATACCGTCCAGAACGGCGATATAACCATTACTGACAAAGACGGCAAGATTCTTCCATGGGTGCCGCCTAAAGAGTGGAAAAGGCAGATTAACAACGCTCTGGAGGACACTATTACATTCTCGGATGAATCATTCTTCTGGGAGGGTGAGTGGACTGGCGGAACGGTAATTGACAGTGATTACCGAAACGGATTCTACCAGTACATGAATGAGAACAAGGACAACGTGTTTAAGATTACCAGTGTAGGCGGTCCGTATACGCTGATTCCACACTTTGAGATTCTGGGTAAGTAATATGAGTAAAATTCATCATTTCAAAGGATTCTCCGTAGTCGATGGAGATATGAAAATCAAACTAAATATGGACAGGTTCTCCAGACAGTATCAAGAAGCCCAGTATCTCCTTGATGGGATGGTTATGGACAGTATGGTACCGTTTATGCCGATGATTTCAGGAGATTTCATTAACGAGACAAGGGCAAAAAGTTCATCTATGCAAGGCACAGGATTTGTTTGTGCGGCGGCGGCACCTTACGGTAGATTCCTCTATATGGGAAAAACGATGGTGGATGAACTGACTGGAAGTCCTTATGCTCGACAGTACGCAAAGAAAGTTCTTGTTAGTCAGTTTTCTGGTCAGACAGCTGCAAAGGAAAATCTTGAATACACCAAACAAGCTCACCCACAGGCGCAGGCAAAGTGGTTTGATGCTGCTAAACGACAATACGGTAGCACATGGATTCGTAAAGTAAAAGCACAGGCAGGAGGTGGCAGACATGGCGGATAAACCTATCGGAAAAGATGCAACTGGATATGAGATTCTGACAGATGCCATGAAAGCACTTTTGAACCAGTATCCAGGGCTATACGAAAATGAAACAATCAAATTTGAGGAACTCGGTAAAGAATCCGGAATCGCTTTCTCAGCAGACAACGGAGCTTTAGTCTATTCGGAAAAAGAAGATGTATGTGGAGTAATGCATCAGGTATGCCAGTACCCATTTTATGTAGTGTACCGAACAGCATCCGACAAAGAACGGCAGAAGTTATCTGTTCAGAAGTTTCTGGACAATCTCGGTAAATGGATATGTCGAGAACCAGTTATTATAAATGGCTCTGAGACACACTTAAATGCGTTTCCTAAGCTTTCGCAAGGAAGAGTAATAAAACGTATCACTCGTGACAACTCTTATGGTTTAGAACCACAGGAGAGCGGTGTGCAGGATTGGCTATTGCCATTATCAGTACGCTACGAAAATAATTACGAAGTAATATAACAAGTAACAACCGGCTATCAATCGGAGATAGTCGCTAACCTACACAGCCTTTAAAAGTTATAGGCAGAAAGGACATTTCTATGCCAGTTACAGGAAAAATTGATCGTAAATATATGGCTCATTACATTGATTCTGGTTCTCTTTGTGGAGGACTGACACCAAAATATGAGCGTCTCGGAAAAGATCTGGAAGAGTACAATATCGACCTCAATCCAGATACTGAAACATCTAAAAACATTCTCGGAGAATCCACATTTAAGCACAATGGCTACGAAGCTTCTTCTGATGCTGATCCATTCTATGCAGATGCCACATCAGACCTGTTCGAAAAGCTTCAGCAGATCGTTGATGAACGTCTTAAAGACGATAATTTGAAAACAAGTGCAGTTGAAGTACATCTCTGGAAAGAAGCAACAGCCGGTAAATACGAAGCATACAAGCAGGATTGTCATGTTGTGCCGACTTCCTACGGCGGTGATACATCCGGCTATCAGATTCCGTTCACAGTTAATTACGTTGGAGAGCGCGTCAAAGGTAAATTTGACATTACTTCCGGCTCATTTACAGCTGACAGCGAATAATCTTTAGGAGGGCGTAGAAAATGGCAAAGACAATTAACACAAATATTGATGATGGAATTCTTAATTTCACATTCACGAATAACGAAGACGAAGTTTTTTCTTCTTTCAAGCTTAATCCAACCGATATCAATGTCGTAGCACGTGCGGAAGAAGTAATAGAATACTTTAAACAGTTCGAAGATTCTATTCAGAAAGCCACATCAGGTAAAGAAATGGCGGAGCTGAACAAACAGATCGAAGACAAAATCAACTATCTACTCGGATATGAAGCGTCCAGAGACCTGTTCAAAGAGCCAATCACAGCAACTACTGTATTTGGAAATGGTCAGATTTTCGCTTACATTGTTCTGGATAAGATTGCAGAAACAATTGCACCGGTAATTGAAAAGAGAAAGAAGAAAATGCAGGCAGCAGCTAATAAGTACACGGAGAAGTATATAAAATGACCGCCTATGAGTTACCCACCTCACTAAAAATCGGTGAGGTGGATTTTTCTATCAGAACAGATTTTCGCGCGATTATTGACATTCTAATTGCCATGAACGACCCGGAATTAGACGAGCAGGCAAAAGCAGTTGTTATGTTGCAGATTCTGTTCGAGGATTGGCAGAGTATACCGCCGGAACACTTATCTGAAGCTTGTCAGAAAGCTTGTGAGTTTATTGATTGTGGTCAAGTTGACGATAGTCCGAATAAGCCTAAACCACGTTTGATGGACTGGGAACAGGATGGAGACATGATTGTTCCAGCAGTAAACAAGGTTGCTGGTAAAGAAATCAGAGCAGTGCCATACATGCACTGGTGGACGTTTTTCGGATACTTTATGGAATCCGGTGAATGCTTATTTAATACGGTCGTTGGAATCCGTTCAAAAAAAGCAAAGGGTGAAAAGCTCGATAAATGGGAAAAGAAATTCTATCAGGAGAATAAGAACATTATTGATATAAAAACACGTCTCAGCGATGAGGAGCAAGCTTATAAAGATAAGCTGAATGAGATGTTGAACCTCAAATAGTTAGGAGGTGGACACATGGCTGCTGATGGCTCAGTCATTATTGATACCAGAATGGACACATCAGGCGTGCAAAACGGCGTATCAGCAATCAGACAGTCTTTTAACGGACTTGGCAGCGTAGTAAAAAAAATAGGCGTATTGATTGGCGGAGCATTTGCAATTGGGAAACTGGCCCAGTTTGGGAAAGAGTGCGTAGAACTTGGTTCTAATCTGTCAGAAGTGCAGAACGTGGTCGATGTCACATTTACCACCATGTCGGATAAGGTTAATGAATTCGCAAAGAACGCTATGACCTCAGCCGGGCTGTCAGAGACGATGGCAAAACAATATGTTGGTACGTTCGGAGCAATGTCTAAGTCGTTCGGATTCTCAGAGCAGCAGGCTTACGATATGTCAACGGCTCTGACACAGCTAACTGGTGATGTGGCATCATTTTATAACATCAGTCAAGACTTGGCTTATATTAAGCTGAAATCAGTGTTTACGGGAGAAACGGAAACACTCAAGGACCTCGGCGTGGTAATGACCCAGTCAGCACTAGACCAGTACGCACTGGCAAACGGCTATGGAAAAACCACATCCGCCATGACCGAGCAGGAGAAAGTAGCTCTGCGTCTGGCTTTTGTGCAGAAACAGTTGTCTGCTGCATCTGGTGACTTTATTCGTACTTCTGACAGCTGGGCGAACCAGGTGCGAGTGATGCAGTTACAGCTGCAATCTCTCAAAGCAACAGTCGGACAGGGATTAATCAACCTCTTTACTCCTGTTCTGAAAGTTATCAATATCTTACTCGGTAAGTTAGCAACTCTGGCAAATGCCTTCAAGTCATTTACGGAGTTAATCACCGGAAAGAAGTCTTCTGGACAAACAGGCGCGAGTGGCGCAGGCCTTGCCGGAACGGATGCAATAGCCGACACAGCCGATCAATACGGAGAAGCTGCCGATAATGCTGAAAAGCTGGCAGGCGCAACAAATGACACAGCGGATACAACTAAGAAAGCCACTAAGGCAGCAAAGGGATATCTTAGTCCTTTAGATGAAATAAATAATTATTCAACGGACAAAAGTACGGATTCATCTTCAAAAGCACCGAGCGCAACTGGCGGCCTTTTAGATCAAATGAAAGATGTTGTGCAAAATGTTGATTACGGAAAGTTGGCAGAGGGCGAGACAGTTCTTGATAAAATGTCAAAACCGCTAAAAAAGATAATCGACAGATTTAAACAGCTGGCTAAGTTAATTGCAAAAGGATTCTGGGATGGATTAGGAGATTACGAGCCGATTTTTGACGGAATAAAAAAGGATCTTGATTCCATATGGAAATCTTTAAAGGATATCTTCACTGATCCAGAAGTTGTTAAGGCGGCAAATAAGTTCTTAGATTCATTTGCATATGCAATTGGACAAGTTGCTGGCTCATTTGCCAGAATCGGATTGACAATTGCGCAAAACATTATAGGCGGAATTGAAAAATTTTTAAAGCAGAACACGCAAAGAATAAAGAACTATCTGATAGATATGTTCAACATCGGTGCTGAAATTTCACAAATCGCAGGAAATCTTGCAGTTGCTTTCGCAGATGTTTTCTCAGTTTTTGGTGGAGAAACCGCGCAGCAGATCACAGCAGATTTAATTGGGATTTTTGCTGAAATTGGAATGACCGTCACAGAAACGGCTGCAAAACTTGGCAGAGATATCCTTAACATGATTGCACAGCCTTTTATCGACAACAAGGACATTTTAAAGTCAGCAATCGAGGGTAGCCTCGGAGTAATAGAAACCGTAACAAGTGGGGTCTTAACAGTTATTCAAAACCTTAGTGACGCAGTATCAAGATTATACGATGAACATGTAAAACCGTTCTTTGATTCTATAGCAGACGGACTATCAAGTATACTTGAAACTCTAATAACTGGATATAACACATACATTCTTCCAGTGCTACAAGGACTGGCGGAACAAATCAAAGGGCTGTTAGAGGGACCGTTGGGGGATGCTATCCTAAAAATAGAAGCATTTCTCGGTAAGCTCATTGATTCTCTGAAGCTTCTGTGGGAATCGGTATTAGTACCTTTAATCAACTGGATAATTGCGAATTTGCTTCCGGTTGTGGCAAAGATAATTGACGTTGTAGGAACCACAGCAATAAAAGTTATAAAATCATTGATTAAAATAATTGGTGATGTAGCAGATACACTGAGCGGAATTATTGACTTTCTTGTGGGAGTTTTTACAGGAGATTGGGAGCTTGCTTGGCAGGGAATAAAAGAGATTGCGGATGGAGCATGGAGTCTTATTAAGGATATTGTAACTGGCACATGGGACGCAATTAAAGCCGTAACAAAAGGCGCGTTGAGCATAATTAAGAGCATTATCAATGTTACTTGGAATGCGATTAAAGCAGTAACATCAACGGTTTGGAATGCGATTAAAAAGACCCTTTTTAGCATTTTAAATTCTATTAAATCTACAGTCGGCACAGTAGTTAATGCAATCAGGACTAAGGTTACACATACATGGAAGAGCACGTGGAGTGAGGCAACTCAAACATTGAAGAATGCCGCCACGTTTATATTTGCCAAAGTAGGAGCAATAAAAGATACTATCACTAATAAGTTTAATGCTGCCAGAGATGCAGTCAAATCTGCATTTGAAGGCATTGTGAATTTTATTAAAAGGCCGATTAATCAGGCAATCAGCATTGTTAATAATGCAGTTGGGATGATTAATAATGCAATTGGCGGAATTGAATCTGCATTTTCCTTTGGACCCTGGACTGTTCCAACACCGTTTGGCTCAAAGACTATCGGATTTCATGCAACATTTCCGCGTATCGGAACTATCCCGTATCTGGCCAGTGGTGCAGTTATTCCACCAAGGTCAGAATTCCTTGCGGTATTAGGAGATCAAAAGAAAGGAAATAACCTGGAAGCACCGGAAAGCTTATTACGGCAGATCGTCCGGGAAGAGTCAGGAAAAGGGCAGGGAGATGGAAATACCTACAATGTTACAGTTAATGCATCTGGCAGAAAACTGTTAGATATTATTATCAGTGAAGCTGAAATGAGGAGACGCAGAAACGGGAAAAACCCATTTGAGTTAGCATAAAGAAAAATGGAGCACAGGAACAACTTAAAGCGGAGCAAAGAAAGGAAGAAATTATGCGAACCAGAGAAGCAACTTATACAGATTATGGATTTAAAAAGGGAGAGGAAAAACAGCTGAAGCAGTATTGTCTGGATCTGGAACTGCCGGACAAGCTTCTGCTGTTACAATGTGCGCATGAATGCAATCCTATGGTTGAAGATGATCTCTTCTACAGTATATCCAAGGGCGTGGCATTTCAGGTCCTTGCCAGAAAAGGGATTGATCAGAATTACAAATGCCATGCAGATGTTTATGGATATAAACGAAAAACACTGGCATTATTCAGATCTGCACTACAGGCATGCGGAAGATATCCATTTTAGCAATAGAATGAAAAATTAGGTGAAAATATTACGGTACTGTAAGGATATGGGGCTGTATATAATACGCGCGAATGGATAACGAAGCGTGAGGAAATCGTGAAGAATCAGCATTATGGTGGAAAATGATGGTGTTTTAGCATATATAGCTGAAAAGCAATAACATATTTACTCATGGTTGTTGAGAAATGTTGAGATTTTTTATATGTAGCCCCATAACAATACAGTTATTTCCAAGATAGAACTTGAAAAAACTTGAAGTATTGGCTTATATAGCTCGGAAAATAATTGCAGAGCGGAAAGGAGCGTTGTTATAGACGATTTAGTATATCTTAAAAATGAACAGGCAGTATGTGATAGTTTACAGGTAGCGGAGAAATTTGGAAAAAGGCATTCAGATGTCATTAGAGCAATAGAGAATTTATTGGCAAATGACTCAACGCAAAATTGCGTTCAGTGCATCAAGCCATCTAAGTATAAAGATGCTTCCGGAAAATATAATAAAAAGTATTTGTTGAATAAAGATGGCTTTGTGTTCCTGGCATTTGGTTTTACTGGAAAAGAAG